GCCAAGACGATCATCGAGGCGAAGAACCGATACCTGGCCAAGCGGTGGAACTACGCCATCGTGCCGGGTCTGGGGACGGACCAGGAGCGGGCCGCTCTGGCGTTCGCTCTGGAGTCCCTGTTCCGCCGGGAGATCATCCGGACGAAGTTCGCCACGCAGAAGCGCTGGGGTCTCGTCCGGGGCGACCAGGTCTGGCAGATCGTGGCCGACGAGGACAAGCCCGAGACCCGGCGGCTGTCGGTGTACGAGGTGGACCCGGCGTCCTACTTCCCCATCTACGACCCGTGGAACCCCGACAAGATCATGGGAGTCCACCTGGTGGACCCGGTGATCAACTCCGGCGGCAAGACCGTCATCAAG